TGCTGAACGACGACCGCGCCGACTGGCGTGAGGCATGGGCGCTGTTCCCCGGCGACGTGGCCTATGTCTGGCACGGGGCGCTGCACGCGGCGACCGTGGCGGACAGCCTGACCGCTGCGGGCTTCGCGATCCGGTCGCAGATCATCTGGGCCAAGGACCGGCTGGTCCTCAGCCGCGGTGACTATCACTGGCAGCATGAACCCTGCTGGTATGCGGTGCGCGCCAAGGGCAAGGGTCACTGGGCGGGGGACCGCAAGCAAACGACGCTGTGGCAGATAGCCAACCGGGATCAGGATGCCGACACGGTCCACGGCACCCAGAAACCGGTCGAATGCATGCGGCGGCCAATCCTGAACAATTCCAGCCCCGGCCAGGCGGTCTATGAACCGTTCATGGGTTCCGGCACCACGCTGATCGCGGCCGAGACGACGGGCCGGGTCTGCTTCGGGATCGAGTTGAACCCCGCCTATGTCGATGTCGCCATCGAGCGGTGGCAGTCCTTCACGGGCCAAGAGGCCCTGCTGGCGGAGACCGGCGAGACCTTCTCCGCCCTCAAGTCCAAGCGGCTCGCCGCATGAACGCGCCCCTCCTGCCCGGCCGGATCGAGCATTGGCCGCTGGCCCGTCTGCGGCCCTACGCCCGCAATGCGAAAAACCACGATGCCGACCAGGTGGCGAAGATCGCCGCCAGCATGGCCGAGTTCGGCTGGACGGTCCCTTGCCTCGTCGCGGCCGATGGCGAACTGATCGCAGGCCACGGCCGCGTCCTGGCCGCGGCACAACTGGGGCTGGCCGAGGCGCCGGTCATCGTGCTGGGCCATCTGACCGAGGCACAGCGGCGTGCCTATCGGATCGCTGACAACAAGCTGACCGAACTGGGCGGGTGGGACGAAGCTCTGCTGCTCGAGGAACTGCGCGGGCTGCTGGCCGAAGATTTCGACCTCGGCCTGATCGGGATCCCCGAAGACGAACTGGACGCGCTGCTGCATGACGCCGACGACCGCGCACCGATTGACGACGACACCGCCAACACCATCCCTGCGGCCCCGGCCGAACCGATCACCCGCCCCGGCGACATCTGGGCGCTGGGCGATCACCGCCTGATCTGCGGCGATGCGACCGACCCGGCCGTGGTGGCGCGGCTGATGGATGGCGCGCAGGCGTCGCTGATGTTTACCTCCCCGCCCTATGCCCAGCAGCGCGACTATGGCGCGGCGAAGGAAAAGGTCGGCGATTGGGATGCGCTGATGCAGGGCGTCTTCACCGCAGCGCCCGTCACTGCCGATGCCCAGCTGCTGGTGAACCTCGGCCTCGTGCACCGCGACAGCGAATGGATCCCGTATTGGGAAGGCTGGGTTGACTGGATGCGCGCGCAAGGCTGGCGGCGGTTCGGCTGGTATGTCTGGGACCAGGGGCCCGGCCTGCCGGGTGACTGGAACGGCCGCCTTGCGCCCTCGCACGAGTTCATCTTCCACTTCAACCGCCAGCCGCGGAAGCCGAACAAGACGGTCGAGAGCAAGCACGCAGGCGAAACCCTCGGCGGCGGCGGCCTGCGCGGGGCCGACGGCACGGTCCATCGCAAGACCGGCTACGGAAACGCGATCCAGAGCCACCGCATCCCGGACAGCGTGTTCCGCATCATGCGCCACAAGGGCGGGCTGGGTGCTGCCGGGTCGCACCCGGCCGTCTTCCCCGTGGCGCTGGTCGAGGCGGTGCTGGAGGCTTTCACCGATCCGGGCGACTTGGTGTTCGAGCCGTTCTGCGGCTCCGGCACCCAGCTGATCGCCGCCGAACGCACCGGGCGGCACTGCTTCGCGGTGGAACTGGACCCGGTCTATTGCGACGTGGCGGTGCGACGGTGGGAGATGGCGACGGGGCGGAAGGTGACACTCCTCGATGTTTGAGCCAGCCATCCAAGGCGCATCCCGTGTTTCGCCCTCTGGGATTTGATCAACGCAAATGAAATTCCCGCTGCTTCGAGTGCCCCACGCTTTGATCTAACTGGTCGGTACAGATTTCTTGACCTCATTCAGGAATGTCCTGACTGCCTTCCGGTATCTAAATAGCATCGGTGTACCAATCTGCAGCCGCTCACCTGGCCTTGGCGGGGGAACGACAAAGCCCTTTATGATCGCAATAGACCTTTCGTTCCACTTGCCGCCCGCATGGCAAAGAACATTTCGTACTGCAATCATTTCAAGGCAAGCATCTCTTGCCCACTCGAACTCTTGATCAACAACGGTATAGAGCTTCTCGACCTTGCTCTGAGGATGATCGCCTGCGGTAAACGAGAGCTCGACCAAGGCTTGAGTCATCATTTCGTCGAAGATTACTACAAGATCTTGCAAGAGCATTTTGACTGCGTTTTGAGCATTTGCCCTAAAGTGAAGTGATGGATCCCTGCGAAACTTGACCAATGAGTTCCCAAACTTCTCAGCCATCAGCGGCGAAGCGAACGTGCAGACTGGCTCAACCCAGTTGGCACCAGACAGAATTGCTGAATGCAATTCTTCCTTCTTTGAAAATCCATCGGCCCTTGCGACTTCGAGGGCGTAAATGATCGTGTAAAGAGTTGAAGTCCACGAGTTAATGGGCTCCCAGTCCATTTCGACCGTCCTCCTAGCATGTAAGCGACCCGAGCCTATAGTTTCCGCGCCGCAAAACAAAGGACTGGCGACCAACAATGCTTCTGGGATTCATGGCTTCTGGCTCTCAGCAGGTCACTTAATGCGGTACACCATCCCCCTGCCCTCGATTTTCTCCGCGGCGATGGGCAGGCCTAACTTCTTCTTCAGTGCGCCCGAGATCGATCCCCTGACAGTGTGGGCCAACCATCCGGTCGCCGCGACGATCTCGGCGATGGAGGCACCCTCGGGGCGCTGGAGCATGGCGATGATCTGCGCCTGTTTGGTGCCAGCGCGGATGGCGACCAGTTTCGCGGTGTCGGTGTCGTCGGGCGTCTGGTCTGCCGCCTGCGGCCTCGGCTTCGCCTTCCGCGCGCTGGCGACAGCGCTGGCCGCCACCGGCTCGATCCCGATGGCCTCAAGCCCGGCCTCGGTGGCGATCAGCGTGGTGCCGTGGCCATCGCCGGTCTCACGCCACATCGGTTCGCCGCGCCGCAGGTTGGCCTCGACCTCCTCGAGCCAGCCGCGGGCGATCATCTTGCCGACGACCATCTTGGCGGCGGCACCGACCAGCCCCTCGGGCAGCGGCAGGGCGAGGTTGCCGGGCCGGGTCGCGGCGCGGGACAGGATCAGGGACTGGGTATCGGACGGGGTGGTCATCGGGGCCTCCGTGGCTGTGGGCGCGCGATGTGCGGGCCTTCTACCGAGGCAAGACCCGTCGTGCTGACGGGGCGGTCGTTGCGCCGCGTGGGCGCGTCAGGCGGCGTGCTCGCCTTCCTTGAAGGCGCTGTCGGTGATCTGGCGCAGCAGGCCCGCGTAGTGCTTCAGCGTGCCGACATGCCCCCAATGGATCTCGTCGGGATGGGTCTCGAAGTGGTCGTCGCTGAGGGCCTTCAGGCGCTCCAGCATCGTGTCGATCTCGGCCTTGGCGGCGATGAAGGCGTCTAGGGCTTTGGAATTGTCGGCAGTGCGGCGGGTGGTCATGGCGGGGTCGTCCTTCACTGAGTTGCATCGTTTCCTCGCGATCAGATTCGCTCTGTCGCGCCCGCTAATCAACCGAATACCAAGCGATATCATCAGCTTGATCGGATTATCCGCGCCATGAAAGGCATGAGCGAACGCGAGTATGCGGCGCATTCTGGCCTCTCCCGCGGAGGGGTGCAGAAGGCGCGCAAGAACGGGCGGCTGGTAATCCATGACGACGGGTCGATCAACGCCTCGGCCTCGGATGTGCGGCGGGCGGAGATGACGGATCCCGACCAGCAGCGGCGGTCTCTTGGTGGCGATGGGCTGGCGAGCGCCCCGGGCGACACGACGTCCTACATCAAGGCGCGCACAGCGCTGACGGTTTACGCTGCGCAAGAACGCCAGCTGGCCGTGCAGAAGAAGAAGGGCGCACTGGTCGACCGCGCGCGGGCGGAGACCCTCGTCTTCCGCCTGGCGCGGCAGGAACGGGATGTTTGGGTCACCTGGCCCGGACGGGTGGCCGCGCTGATGGCGGCGCAGATCATGGCGGAGGTGGAACGGCAATCCGGGGCATCGGTGACGATCGAGACCGCGATCATGCAGAGGGTGCTGGAAGCCCATGTCCGCGAACAGCTCGACGCCCTCGCCGACCTCCGGGTCTCGCTTGCATGATGAGGATGACGACAACGACCTGACGGCCGACCTCGACCTTGGCTTCGACGGCGCTGAAGACCTGCTCCGGGTCTGGCGGCAGGGCCTGCGCCCTGACCCGAACCTGACGGTATCGCAATGGGCAGATCAGCACCGCTGGCTGTCGTCGCGCGGCGCGGCCGAGCCGGGGCGCTATCGCACCGCCCGCGCGCCCTACCTGCGCGAGATCATGGATACGCTCTCGCCCGGACATCCGGCGCAACGCATCACCTTCATGAAGGCCGCGCAGGTCGGGGCAACGGAAGCGGGTAACAACTGGATCGGCTTCGTCATCCATCACGCCCCCGGGCCGATGCTGGCGGTGCTGCCGAGCCTGGAACTGGCGAAGCGGACGTCACGCGGCCGTTTGGACCCGCTGATCGCGGATAGTCCGGCGCTCCGCGAGCGGGTGAACCCGGCCCGCTCCCGCGATGCCGGGAATTCAATGCTGTCGAAGGAATTCCCCGGCGGCATCCTCGTGCTGACCGGCGCGAACTCGGCCACCGGCCTGCGGTCGATGCCTGCGCGCTATGTCTTCCTCGACGAAGTCGATGCCTATCCGGCCTCGGCCGACGAGGAAGGCGATCCGGTCACGCTGGCGGAAGCGCGGACGACGACCTTCTCGCACCGGCGCAAGGTGTTCATGGTCTCGACCCCGACGATCCGGGGGCTGTCGCGCATCGAGCGCGAGTTCGAGGCCTCCGACCAGCGGCGCTACTTCGTGCCCTGCCCGCATTGCGGCGCGATGCAATGGCTGCAGTTCGACCGGCTGCGCTGGGCGAAGGGAAAGCCGGAAACGGCGGTCTATCACTGCGAGGGCTGCGAACGGCCCATCGCCGAGCACCACAAGACCGAGATGCTGGCCCGCGGCGAATGGCGGGCAACAGCGGTTTCCAAGGATCCGAAGGCCATCGGCTTCCATCTCTCGGCCCTCTATTCGCCTTTGGGGTGGAAAAGCTGGTCCGACGTCGCGCGGGAATGGCTGGCAGCCCAGGGGTCGGACGAGACGCTGCGCGCGGCTCGCAACACGCTTCTGGGCGAGACATGGGTCGAAAGCGGCGATGCGCCGGAATGGCCGCGGCTGGCGGATCGGCGGGAATCCTGGAAGCCGGGCACGGTGCCAATTGCCGGGCTGTTCCTGACGGCCGGGGCCGACGTCCAAAGGGACCGGATCGAGGTCGACATCTGGGCCTGGGGCCGCGGCCTCGAGTCCTGGCTTGTCGATCACATCGTCATTCCGGGCGGCCCGGATGATCCGGCAGCCTGGGACAAGCTGACCGCCTTGCTCGGGCGGAGCTGGCAGCATGCCAACGGCGCCTTCATGACGGTAGCGCGCCTTGGCGTCGATACCGGCTACGAGGCGGCGGCGGTCTATGCCTGGTCGCGCAAGGTCGGGTTCGAACAGGTCGCGCCCCTGAAGGGGCTTGAGGGCTTCAACCGGGCGGCGCCGGTCTCCGGCCCGACCTTTGTCGATGCGACCATCGGCGGCAAACGGCTGCGCCGCGGCGCGCGGCTCTGGTCTGTGGCGACCGCGACGTTCAAGTCGGAGACCTACCGCTTCCTGCGGATCGAACGGCCCTCGGACGAAGACCGGGCGCTGGGCGTGCTGGACGCCACCGGCACGATCCACCTGCCCGGCTGGGCCGACACAGAATGGCTGAAACAGCTGGTGGCCGAACAGCTGGTCACGATCCGCAACAAGCGCGGCTATGCCCACCAAGAGTGGCAGAAGATGCGCGAGCGGAACGAGGCGCTGGACTGCCGGGTCTACGCCCGTGCCGCAGCGTGGATCCTCGGCGCCGACCGCTGGGACGAGGCCACCTGGCGGCGGCTCGAGGCGCAGGCGGGCGTGGAAACGCGCATGCCAGCAGCCATCCCGACTGACGCCGCACCACCCGATCCGGCCCAGCCTAAGGCCGGAACGCTGACCACGCCACGCCGGAAACGGCGGGCCTACACCCCGAACTTCATGAGAGACTGATGGACCTGGAACGCATGCAGGCCCTGCTGACCGCGCTGCAGGAAGCCCGCTTCGCCGGGCTGCGCAGCGTCAGTTACGACGGCAAGACCGTGACCTATGGCTCGGATGCCGAACTGGCCACAGCAGTTCGGGACTTGGAGGGCCGGATTGCTACCGCCTCTGCCACCCCGCGTCGTCGCCGGTGGGGCACCGTGGCCACGAAGGGTCTGTGACCGATGGTCCTCGACGCGTTCCGCGCCCGCCTTGGGTCCATCATCGGTGGCTTCGATGCGGCACAGTCCCATCGCCGCATGCGCGGGTTCCGCGCGACCCGCGCCCATGTGAACACGCTGATCGCCGCCTCGGGCGAGACGATCACCGCCCGGGCCCGCTGGCTGGTGCGTAACAATGGCTATGCGGCAAACGCCGTCGATGCCTTCGCGAACCATGTCGTCGGCGACGGCATCAAGCCCTCGTCGAAGATCGCCGAGGCCGCAAAAAAGGAGGAGCTGCAGAAGCTCTGGCTTGCCTGGACCGACGAGGCGGATGCCGAGGGTCTGACAGACTTCTTCGGCCTCCAGCGCCGGGCGGCCCGCGAAGTGTTCCTCGCGGGCGAAGTATTCCTGCGCATCCGGACGCGGCGGCCGGAGGACGGGCTGACGGTGCCGATGCAGCTTCAGATGCTGCCGTCAGAAATGCTGCCCCAGGACATGACCCGCGCGTTGCCGGGTGCCGGATCGATCCGGCAGGGCATCGAGTTCGACGGCATCGGACGGCGCGTCGCCTACCACTTCCTGCGCCGCCATCCGGGCGACATGACCGATCCAGGACTGGCCGGGGAAACCGTGCGCGTGCCCGCTTCCGAGGTGATCCATATCCTCGACCCCGTCGAGGCAGGCCAGCTGCGCGGCGTGTCGCGCTTTGCAGCGGCGGTGGTGAAGCTCTTCACCCTCGATCTCTACGACGATGCGGAACTCGAGCGGAAGAAGACCGCAGCGATGTTCGCGATGTTCATCACCTCGCCCGCCCCTGAAACCGCCCTCGACCCGGCCGAGGACGATCTCGAGGTCGAACCCGGCCAGGTCGTGCGGCTCGATCCCGGCGAAGATGTCACCACGCCCTCGACGCCGGATTCCGGGTCTACCTATGAACCCTTCCAGTACCGCACGCTCCTGCAGATCGGCGCGGCGCTGGGCGTACCCTATGGCTATCTCACCGGCGACACCGCCAAGGGAAACTTCTCGAACACGCGGATCGCCTTGGTCGACTTCCGCCGTCGCATCTCCGCCTTCCAGCATTCGGTGATGGTCTATCAGCTGTGCCGCGCCGTCTGGACGCGCTGGATGGACATGGCGGTGCTGGCGGGCGCCATCGATCTGCCGGGCTTTGCCACCGACCGGCGTGCATACCTCGCCTGCGACTGGCTCCCCACGAAATGGGACTGGATCGACCCGGCCAAGGATGCCGCGGCCGAGATCCTGCAGATCGAGGCGGGCCTGAAATCCCGGACTCAGGCCATCGCCGAACGCGGCTATGACGCCGAGCAGGTCGACCGTGAAATCGCCGCGGAACGGAAACGCGAGGCGGAGCTGGGGCTCGACTTCCGGCGGCCGGGATCACCGGCGCAGGCGGCCGGTGGCGGCGCTGCGCCGCGTGATGCCGAGGGCCAGCAGCGAGATCAGCAGGACACGAACGATCAGGAAGACGGCGGCGAGGACCGGGAGCCCAGGCCCGCGGAGGAAGCATGATGCACCACACCCAGATCGCCCAGCGCGTGTTCAACACGCCCCTGATGGTCGATCCCGCCAAGGCGCTGGCCTTTGTGACAGGTCTTGGACCGCGGATCACCGGCCGCGATATCAGTGTTGAAGGGGTGGAACTCGCCGCCGAAGCGCAGAATGCAGCCACCCTGCCCGCCCGGGCGTCGCTCTTTGGCGACGACCTGACCAGCCGCCAGGCGCGGAACGGAAGCCAGCCCTTCGCTGTGGTTGACGGGATCGCCGTTATCGAGATCGCGGGCACGCTGGTCCATCGCGGGGCGTGGATCGGGCAATCCTCGGGGCTGACTTCCTACGAGGGGATCGCCGCCCAGCTGCAGGCGGCGCTGGCCGATCCCGCGATCCGCGGCATAGCCCTCGACATCGACAGCTTCGGCGGTGAGGTGGCCGGTGCCTTCGACCTCGCCGACCGCATCCGCGCCGCGCGTCAGGTCAAGCCAGTCCATGCCTTCGTCGCCGATCACGCCCTCTCGGCCGCCTACGCCCTCGCATCCCAGGCCGACCGGATCATCCTGCCCCGCACCGGAGCGGTCGGCAGCATCGGGGTCGTGGCCATGCACAGCGACATGAGCGGGGCGCTCGATCAGAAGGGCATCGCCGTCACGTTGATCCACGCAGGCGCGCGCAAGGTCGATGCGAACCCCTACCAGCCTCTGCCCGAGACCGTCCGCGCCCGGATCGCGAGCGAGTTGGAGGACCTGCGCCAGCTCTTCGCTGAAACCATCGCCGAAGGGCGCGGCCGCCGCCTCGACACCCAACGCGCGCTGGGCACCGAGGCCGCCGTCTTCCGTGGCGAGGCGGCGGTCTTCGCCGGTCTTGCCGATGAGGTGGCCGATCCGGTCACCGCCTTCCGCGCTTTCGCCGCCGCGCCCCGCGGCACAACCACCCCCAGAGGAAAGGGCCCGATGATGACCACCGCCCCCGAAGATCATGCGCAGCCTGCGGCCGCGCCTGCTGCCAGCCTCCCGCCGGAGCCGACCCCGCCCGCGGCAATCGCACCGCCGCAAACCGCGGCGGCCGCGATGTCGCCCGAAGCGATCCGGGCCGAGGCGGCCGAGGTCGCACAGGTCTGCGCACAGGCCGCCCGCCTTGGCATTCAGATCGACGCCGCGGATGCGGTCGCCAAGGGCGTGAAGCCGGAAGCGCTGCGCGCCAAGGTCCTGGCCGATCTCGCCGCCCGCAGCGATGCCGCGGGCATCATCGCCACCGCCCCGGCGGCGGGCGCGAAGGAAAGCCCCATCGTCGCGGCTGCGAAGAAGTCGGCCGCCGCCTCGCGCTGATCCCGCCGACCACCACTGCCGCGCCTGCGTAAAGGCGCAGCACACCCCATCCCCAACATCCTGGAGACTGAACCATGCCCGTCCTGACGGAACCGCCCAGCATGGGCGATGTCCTCAAATACGAGGTCAACCCGAACTACACCCGCGAGGTGGTGACGCTTCTCGCGGGCATGCCCTATCCCGTCGGCTCGGTGCTGGGCAAAATCACGGCCAGCGGCAAATACACCCTGTCGCCCGCGACCGGGGCCGACGGATCGCAGGTCGCCACGGCCGTTCTGCTCTATGCCGTCGACGCCACGCTGGCCGATGCCACCGGCATCGTGCTGGTCCGCGGTCCCTCGATCGTGTCGCGCGCGGCCCTCGCCTACGGCGCCACCATCGATGACGGCACCAAGATCGCCGCGAAGATCACCCAGCTGGCCGCCGTCGGCATCATCGCCCGCGACGGCGTCTGATCCCCCTCTTTCCCCGGAGCATCCCCATGACCCTCGTCCGCAATCCCTTCGACGCTGGCGGCTATTCGTTGGCCGAAATGACGCAGGCCATCAACATCCTGCCGAACCTCTACACCCGCCTCGCCCAGATCGGCCTCTTCCGCTTCGAAGGGGTCAGCCAGCGCTCGGTCATCATCGAGCAGTACGAAGGTGTCCTGAGCCTCCTGCCCTCGGTCCCTCTCGGCGGCCCCGCCACTGTCGGCACCCGCGAGGGCCGGTCCATGCGCAGCTTCGCTCTGCCGTGGATCCCGCATGACGATGTGGTTCTCCCTGCCGATCTTCAGGGCCAGCCCGCGTTGGGCGGCGCCTTCGACGCCGCCGATCCCCTCGTCGAGGTGATGAACCGCAAGCTGCTCCTGATGCGCCGCAAGCATGCCCAGACCCGCGAATACATGGAGATGAACGCGCTCCGCGGCATCGTGAAGGACGGCGCGGGCACCACCCTCTACAACTACTTCACCGAATTCGGCCTGGCGCAGATCTCGGTCGACTTCGTGCTCGGCACCGCGGGCACCAACGTCCAGGGCAAGGTCCGTGAGGTGCTGCGGGCCATTGAGGACAACCTTCTGGGCGAGGCCATGACTTCGGTCCATGCGCTGGTCAGCCGCGAGTTCTTCGACAAGCTGATCGCGCACCCCAAGACCGAGGAGGCCTACAAGTTCTACGCCTCGACCGGTGCCCAGCCCCTGCGCGAGGATGTGCGGCGCAACTTCCCCTTTGGCGGGATCCTGTTCGAGGAATACTCCGGCACCGTCACCCTCTCGACCAAGGCCACGGAACGGCTGGTCCCGGCGAACGAAGGGATCGCCTTCCCCTTGGGCACGATGGACACCTTCACCACCTATGGCGGCCCCGCGAACCTCCTGGAAACCGCTAACACTATCGGCCTGCCCCTCTACGCCCGCCAGCATCTCGACGAGAAGGGCCGCTGGATCGACGTCATGACCGAGGCCTCGATCTTGCCGGTGAACAAGCGGCCGCGGCTGGCGATCCGCCTGCACACGTCGAACTGACGGACGCACCCATGTCCGTCTTCGCCGCCGCCATGGACCGCATCTTCACCCATGCCTCCATGGCGGCCTCGGCTCTCTGGATCTCGGCCACCACCTCCGAGGAACGCCCGATCCGCATCATCCGCCGCGCGCCAGACCGCGTCACCGACTTCGGCGCGGGCCGGTACGTCAGCGACACGACGGTGGTGGATGTGCGCGTGGCAGACCTGCCCGCCCCACGGCCGGGCGACGTGATCGTCATCGGCGCGGACAGCCATGTGATCCAGGGGGAACCGCTGCGCGACCGCGAACGTCTGATCTGGACCCTCGATCTCCGCCCGGCGTGATCCGATGAAACTGAAGCTCACCATCGATCCTGACATCGTCGCGATGATGCAGGCGGAAATCGCAACGGGCGAGAAGGCCGTCACCACCGCCATGCGCGAGGCGGGCGCGGGCCTCAAATCCGCCTGGCGCGGCCAGATCACCGGCGCGGGGCTCGGCACCCGGCTCGGCAACTCGATCCGCCTCGCGACCTATCCCAAGGGCGGCGAAAGCCTGAACGCCGCGGCGCTGGTCTGGTCGAACGCCCCGGTGATCGTCGGCGCGCATGACGCCGGACCACTCATCCGGTCGCGCAACGGCTTTTGGCTGGCCATCCCCACCCCGGCCGCAGGGAAATCCACCCGCGGTGGTCGCATCACCCCCGGCGAATGGGAACGCCGTACGGGGCTGCGGCTGCGCTTCATCTACCGGCGCAGGGGTCCGAGCCTGCTGGTGGCTGAGGGGCGGCTGAACAGCAAAGGGCGCGCGGTGGCGTCACGTGCAAGAACAGGTCGCGGGCTGACCACCGTGCCGATCTTCCTCCTCGTGCCGCAGGTCAAGCTACGCAAGCGGCTCGATCTCGCGCGGGATGCCGAGCGGGCCATCGACGGCGTGCCGGGGCGGATCGTGGCGGGGTGGGAGAGCAGCACGGCTGGCTGATCTCTCGTTTCCGTCAGACAATGCCTTCCAGCAACACATCAAGCACTGTTGCTGTAACAGCTCCCACAGCCATGTCACCGAACGCGCTTCTGAATTGAGAGCGCGAAACTGACCCTGTTCGCAAGACACGTCCTGCAGCGAAAGCACCAGATACGAGAGCCGAAGCCGCGACGGCTTCGCCAACTTCCTGAATCAAGCCATCACCGGGCAAAGCAGAAAACACCTCATCGACTTGGGCCGTAAGATTTTCATTCGACAGCCCGGAACTGGCAACACCGGCGACCCTGTCCGCAATCTCTGTCGTCGCCAGAACCTCTATCTCGGGATAACGGGAAAGGTGCTCAAGAATTGGCGCGGCCGACGCGACGGCCTTCAGCTGGACCTCCCGTATGACGTCTCCATCAACGATGAACTGCACATCTGCACCTGGATGGTTGGTCGCCCCGAATACCTCGGCGCTAATCTCTCCCCCGTCTGCGTTCACGCCATGAACATAAAGCAGTTCGTGGTAGATGCCCTTGATATTGGAAGCGACGCCACGAAGTTGCTCATGGTTCAAAGCAGCTACATAAGCCGCGAGATCGCCGACTTCTGCATCGCGCAAGGCGTCCGAAGACCGCCGCAAAGCGTCAAGCACCAATCGCTCTTCAACTGACCAGAACCGGGTGCTGTCTTCAACCAGCCGCTGCAATGTGACCGCGATGACGACGGCGGCGCTGCGCGTTCCCTCACCTACTGCGGCGCGGCCATCGCGGAAATCGCGATCCGGCCGATTTCTGTCCTGCAGTGATCGAGTTTCCGTTGATGCAGGAAGGCGAGCGTCTTGGTGAATGGCTGACATCCGGAAATTCCTTCTTCATCCAGGCTCGCCTGGTTCCAATACTGGTTGATTTGATTGGCTAACGGGATCAGCGCATGCTCGGCGATGAGCCTCATTTCCGCGTGGGTAGTGGAGACCCCGCTCTCGATCTGTTGTCGGATCGCCTTGATCAAGGTGATACTGGCTACAAGGATCGCCTTCTCATGATCCTGAAGTTCGTCTTCGGGTCGAGACCTTCCGAAAAGCCAGCGCTTTGCCAAGAGACCGCCTCCGACGCCGATGCCTATCCCCGTACCCGCCAGCATTACGCCACCGGCAGCGGTTCCAAGACCGATGAGCGAGCCCAACCAGTAAAGCTGTGCCGTGGTCGCCGCTGCACCGGTGAGTGACCCTATGGCGGCACCGGTCGATGCGGCACCGAAACCAGAAATCAGCGCTGCAATGCCCGTCACCGCGGCTATGCCGGTTGTCTTGCTGATTACAGCGTTGACGAATATCCGGGTGCGCTTTTCGGAGTCCTGCCGAATTGCGGCCACCACTGCATTCAGGGTTTCTTCGAGATGCTGAAGAGAATTTGCCTTGGGCTTCTCGTTCCACCCGAACCTTGCCGCGTTCTCCTTTGCCCAAAACTCAATCTGACTGGAGGTCGGAATATGCGGAGACAGGCGTTCGTGCTGTCGCTTGCCCCAAGCCACAGCCTTCTCGAAATGCGGCGCTGCCGCTTCTATTTCTGCGGCACCACGCCTCCAGGCTTTCTTGGCGTACCCGTATGCGTTCGTGAGATTTTCCTTCAATTCTACAGCCCTACGCCCCTGCGTTTCAGAACATAACACGTCATTTTCCTCCAAGAGTCCACCAAACCCATCGGTAGTCATGCCCACCACCCGCGAAACCGTCCTCGCCGCTCTTCACGCGCGGCTTCAGCCGCTTGCCGCCCTCATACTGCGTGACGAGGCGCTGCCCGAGCGGATCCCGACGGCCGGGCTAATCATCCTGCGCGACGGCCAGCCGGGCGAGCCGGAGGTGACGCTGTCACCCTTGCGCTACCACTACCAGCACCGGACCGAACTGGAGGTCGTCGTCCAGACAGGCACCGGCCGGGCCAACGCTTTCGACGACTTGATCACCGCCATCGGCGCGGCGCTGGAAGCCGACCGGACGCTGGGCGGCCTTTGCGACTGGGTCGAAGCTGAGGCCCCAGCCTCAGTCGACCTGCCGGTCGAGGGCGCGGCAGCCCTGAAGGCGGCGGTGATCACCGTCGTCCTGCACTACACAACGACCGGCCCTCTGGCCTGACACCCCTCACATAGGAGACCCCCATGGCACGCGCACACGGCGCGCGGGCGCAGATGGCGCTTGCATTCGAAACCGTCTACGGCACCCCGCCCGCCAGCGGCTATCGGCTGATGCCCTTCGCCAGCACCACGCTCGGCTCCGAACAGCCGCTGATCGCCTCAGAACTGCTGGGCCAGGGGCGCGACCCGCTGGCCCCGATCAAGGACGCGGTCACCGCCGATGGCGATGTCGTGGTGCCGATCGACGTCGAGAACTTCGGCCTCTGGCTGAAGGCCGCCTTCGGTGCCCCGACCACTACCGGCACGACGCCCAAGACCCACACCTTCCAATCGGGCAACTGGACGCTGCCCTCGATGGCCATCGAAGTGGCCATGCCCGAAGTGCCGCGGTTCGCGATGTATGCGGGTTGCATCATGGACCAGCTGTCCTGGCAGATGAACCGCTCGGGCCTGCTGACAGCCACCGCCCGGCTGATCGCGCAGGGCGAGGCCATCGCAGCGACGACGGCCGCAGGCACGCCCACCGCGCTGGGCTTGCAGCGCTTCGGCCATTTCAACGGGGTGGTGAAGCGGAACGGCACGGCGCTGGGCAATGTCGTATCGGCCGAGATCACCTATGCCAACGGCCTCGACCGGATCGAGACCATCCGCAACGACGGCAAGATCGAGGGTGCCGATCCCGGAATGGCCGCGCTGACCGGCCGCATCGAGGTGCGTTTCGCCGATAGCGCCCTCGTCACCCAAGCCATCGACGGCACGCCTTGCGAGCTCGAGTTCGCCTACAGCCTCGGCGCGAACGCCAGCTTCACCTTCACCGCCCATGCCGTCTACCTGCCGGTCCCGCGGATCGAGATCCCGGGGCCCCAGGGCATCCAGGCCAGTTTCGACTGGCAGGCCGCGAAAGCCACCAGCCCCGCCCGCATGTGCACCGCCGTCCTTGTCAACATCGTCACGGGATACTGACCATGATCCGCCTGAACTTGTCGAACCGCCCCGAATGGCTGGACCTCTTGCCCGGCTTGCGCGTCCTGGTGGCCCCTCTGACCACCGCGCTGATGGTCTCGGCCCGCGCGGACCCTATGATCGACGGCCTCTCGGAAACCTCCAGCCAAGAGGACATGGCGCTGGCCATGGCCAAGGCTGTCGCCCGTCGCGCAGTGCTGGAATGGGAAGGCGTCGGTGACGAGGCGGGCAACCTCGTGCCCGTCAGCCCGGCCGGGATCGACGTCCTCCTCGAAATCTGGCCGGTCTTTGAGGCTTTTCAGGCGCAATATGTCGCCCGTGGTCTGATGCTGGACGCGGAAAAAAACGCCTCCGCGCCCTCGCCGACTGGTCCTTCGGCGGGGGCGACGGCTACTGCGCGGCCTGCGCAGGCCCCTGCCCCGACTGCCCCGCAAGACTGAACCGGCCGCAAACGGTCGAGGGCTGGCAGGTCTGGGATCTGACCCAGCGCCTCGGCGGCCAACTGCGCATCGCGCCGGGGGCGGTCATCGGATGGGACATGGGTGCCGCGCTTTCACTGGCGAAGGCGCTGGGCGTCAATGCCCTGATCGCCGCCGAACTGCTGCCCGAGATCGAAGCAGTGATGGTGCGCAAACTGAACGAGCAGATGGAAGGACGCCGGAATGGCTGAGAAGAAGGTCTCCGTCCGCCTCGTGGCGGAGGGCGGAAGACGCGTGCGCGCCGAACTGGAGGGGGTCGGGGAAGCCGGTGCCCGCGGCTTTGGCCGCCTGTCGCGTGAAATGGAACTGGCGAACACCCGGCTTGCTACTTTCGCGCGCCGTGCCGGTCTTGCCCTTGGGGCCGCAGCAGCGGCGGCCACGGCCTCGCTCGGCCTGATCGTCCGGTCCACCGCCGAGAGTGCCGCCCAGATCCGGCAGTTCGCGCAGGTCGCCAATGCAACGCCCGAAGCGCTGCAGCGCTGGTCGGCCGGGGCGCGCACAGTTGGCATCGAACAGGAGAAGCTTGCCGACATCCTGAAGGACGTGAACGACCGCGTCGGGGATTTCCTCCAGACCGGCGGCGGGCCGATGACGGATTTCTTCGAGAACGTCGCGCCCCGGGTCGGAGTCACCGCCGACCAGTTCGCGCGGCTGTCGGGGCCAGAGGCGCTGCAGCTCTACGTCGACACACTGGAGCGGGCGGGCCTGAGCCAGCAGGAGATGACCTTCTATCTCGAGGCCATGGCGTCCGACGCCACCCGCCTCCTGCCGCTCCTCCGCAATGGCGGGGCCGAGATGGCGCGGCTGGGTGAGCAAGCCTCGGACCTTGGGGCGGTTCTGGACGGTGATGCCCTCGAAGCCCTGCGCCGCACGCGACTGGCGCTCGGCACCGTATCCCTCGTGTTCGAGGGGCTGCGTAACCGCATCGCGGTCGCAGTGGCGCCGACCATCGAGGCGCTGGCCAATGCCTTCGTCGCCCTCGCATCAGACGGTGGCATCCTGCGGTCGGCCATCGACACGCTGATCGGCAACCTCGGGCGACTTGCCTCCTATGCCGCGACCTTCGCCGCCGTCATGGCAGGGCGCTGGGTGGCGGGTCTCGCCGCCGCAGCCCTTTCGGTGCGCGGCCTTGCAACGGCGCTCGTGTTCCTGCGCGGTGCCCTGATCCGCACCGGTATCGGCGCACTGATCGTCGGTGCGGGCGAGCTGGTCTATCAGTTCTCGCAGCTTGTCGCCCGGGTCGGCGGCGTAGGGGAGGCGTTTCGCCTCCTCGGCGATCTGGCCCGCGAAGTCTGGTCCCGCATCGGCCTGTCGCTGGACGCGGCCCTCGCGCGGATGGCGGCCGGATGGGAAGAACTGAAGGCGGCGGGCCTTTCGGCGCTGGAAGGCACCATCGCAGGCGTGGTCAGCTTCGGCGACCGGACGGTCGCGATCTTTCAGGGGGCCTATGACGCGGCCGTCGCCATCTGGGGTAGCCTGCCCGGTGCCATCGGCGACTTCGCCTTCCAGGCTGCGAACGGGCTGATCTCGGGCGTCGAGGCGATGCTGAACGGCGTCGTCACGCGTATCAACAGCTTCATCGAGACGCTGAACGCGGCGCTGGCGCTGCTGCCGGAATGGGCCACCGGCGAAGGTGGCGTCAGGATCGGCGCACTTGATCCCGTGGAACTCGGCCGCATCGGCAATCCCTTCGAAGGCGCGGCAACGGCCGCAGGGGCTGCCGCTGCAGACGCCTTTTCGGCTGCGCTGGCACGCACCTACCTCGCACCGCCTGACCTCGGCCTCGGCGCGATGGCCGACGACGCCCGTGCCCGGGCCGACGGCTATCGCGAGGCGGCGGGGATGCTAGCTGACGCTGCCGGTCGGCCGCTCGCCAGCTGGCAGGCGCTGAAGGATGCTGTCACCGGCACAGGGACGGAAGCCGAGACCGCGCTCGCCGATGCAGCCGCATCGGCCGATGCCCTGACCACCGAGCTGAACGACACCGCCACCGCCGCCGTTGGCGCGGGCGGCGCAGCACGCGATGCGGGCGCTGCGGCGGCCGAGGGGGCGGACACGGCCCTCACCGGCTGGCAAGCTGTCACCGCAGCCCTTGCCGACTACGCCGCCAAGGCGCGCGACATCGGCGGGGATATCGGCAGCGCGTTGGTCGGGGCCTTCACCTCGGCCGAGAACGCCATCGGCGACTTCGTGAAGACCGGAAAGCTCGACTTCCGCGATCTGGTGACATCGATGATCGCTGATCTCGCCAAGCTCGCCGCCCGGCGCTTCATCCTTGGCCCGATTGCTAACGTCCTTTCGGGCGCGCTGGGCGGCGCCGGTGGGATTTTCGCGAACATCCTGCACACGGGCGGGATAGTCGGTGCCCCTGGTCCCGGCCGGATGGTCCCGGCCTTGGCCTTCGCCAATGCCCCGCGCATGCACAGCGGCGGCTGGGCCGGGCTGCGCCCCGATGAGGTGCCCGCAATCCTGCAACGCGGAGAGCGCGTCCTCTCCCGGCGCGAGGCGTCCGGTTACGGCCAGTCGGGCGCCTCGACGGTCAATGTCACGATCAACGCCCGCGACGCCGAGAGCTTTCGGCAATCCCGCACACAGGTGGCCAGCGACATCGCCCGCGCCGTGTCGCTTGGCCGGAGGGGGATGTGATGGCGTTTCACGAGGTCCGCTTTCCGGACAACATAAGCCGCGGGGCACGCGGCGGCCCCGAACGCCGCACCCAGATCGTCGAACTGGCAAGCGGGGCTGAGGAGCGCAACGCCAGCTGGGCCAACTCGCGCCGCCGCTACGACGTCGCCTACGGCATCCGCCGCGCCGACGATCTGGCGGCGGTCGTCGCCTTCTTCGAGGCGCGCAATGCTCGCCTCTACGGCTTCCGCTTCAAGGACTGGGCCGACTTCAAGTCCTGCCTGCCGTCGCAGGCACCGGGGCCGACCGATCAGCAGATCGGCACCGGCAACGGATCGGCCACACAGTTCCAGCTGGCGAAGCACTACAGCTCCGGCGCGCAGAGCTGGACGCGCGGCATCACCAAGCCCGTCGCCGGAACCGTGACCGTCGCCCTGAACGGAGCGCCCCAATCCTCCGGCTGGTCAGCCTCAACCACGACCGGCCTCGTCACCTTCGCCTCGGCTCCCGCCGCAGGCGTCATCATCACCGCAGGCTTCGAATTCGACGTCCCCGTCCGCTTCGACACCGACACGCTCGACGTCACCCTCGACCTCGAACGCCTCGGGTCGATCACCTCGATCCCGCTCCTGGAAATCCGCACATGAAGTCCTTGAACCCCGCGCTACAGGCGCATCTCGACGAGGGCACGACGACGCTCGCGTGGTGCTGGCGCATCACCCGCGCCGATGGGGTGACCCTCGGTTTCACCGACCACGACCGAACGCTGTCGTTCGACGGCACCGAGTTCGAACCGGAAAGCGGGCTGACGGCGTCAGAGGTGCGATCCGGCTCCGACCTCTCGGTCGATGCGCAGGACGCGCAAGGCGTGCTGTCATCGGACCGGATCACCGAGACCGACATCCTCGATGGCAGATGGGATAATGCAGCGGTCGAGGTCTGGCGGGTGAACTGGACCAGCCCCGCCCAACGCGTTCTGATGCGGCGCGGGGCCATCGGCCAGATCCGGCGCGGACGGCTGGCCTTCGTCGCCGAGGTGCGCAGCCTCGCCCATGTCCTCGGCCAGACAGTGGGGCGGACGTTCCAGGCCAGTTGCGACGCAGCGTTGGGCGATGCGCGCTGCGGCGTGAACCTCGAGGCCCCGGCCTTCAAGGGCACCGGCGCGGTGATCGACGTGCTGCGCGACCGGGCCTTCACGGCATCCGGCCTCGGCCCCTTTGCGGCAGGCTGGTTCACCTTCGGTCTTGTCGAATGGTCGAACGGCGCGAATGCCGGGCGGCGGGTCGAGGTCCTGTCGCATGACCTCGTCGATGTGGTGGCGATCCTGACCCTGCTGGAAGCGCCGGTGCGCCCGATCATGGCGACAGATGCGTTCATCATCCGCGCAGGCTGCGACAAGCGGATCGCGACCTGCAGCGCGAAGTTCGCCAGTATCGCGAACTTCCGGGGCTTCCCGCACATCCCGGGTCAGGACGCGGTCCTTCGCTACGCCACCAAGGACGGCGGCCATGAGGGAGCGGTGCTGTGAAGACCGCCGATCCATCCCTTGTCATCGCCGTCGCGCGATCCTGGCTGGGCACGCCGTACCACGACCAGGCCAGCCTGCGCGGGGTCGGCTGCGACTGCCTCGGCCTCGCACGCGGCGTCTGGCGCGAAATCGTCGGGCCGGAACCATTCCCGATCCCGCCCTATAGCCGGGACTGGGGCGAGACCAGCCCGCGCGAAGCGCTGGCCGATGGGGCGCGGCGGATGATGCCGGAAATCGCACCCGCCGATGCGCCGCCCGGCGCGCTGATCCTGTTCCGCATGATGCCCCGCGCCATCGCCAAGCATGTCGGCATCCTCACCGGGCCCGACACCTTCCTTCACGCCTATGAACGCCTCGGCGTGATCGAGGAACCGCTGACACCGACATGGCGACGCCGCATCGCCTTCGCCTTCCTGTTTCCCGCACGCTGAGATTTCCGCAATGGCCACGCTTGTCCTCGGCGCTGTCGGTTCCGCCATCGGCGGAGCCTTCGGCGGCGCGATACTCGGCTTTTCGGGCGCCGCTATCGGCGGTTTCATCGGCTCGACCATCGGGTCGGTGGTCGACAGCTGGATCGTGTCCTCGCTGGCCCCGGCGCAGAAGATCGAGGGCCAGCGCCTCGACAGTCTTCGGATCACCTCCGCGACCGAGGGGGCGATCATCCCGCGCCTCTACGGCCGCATGCGCATCGGCGGCAACATCATCTGGGCCACGGACTTCCGGGAGGAGACCAAGACCACGACGCAGGGCGGCGGCAAGGGCGGCGGGGGCGGCAAGGTCCAGACGACCGAGTATCTGTACTACGCCAGCTTTGCAGTGGCGCTTTGCGAAGGCCCGATCACCGGCATCGGCCGCATCTGGGCCGACGGCAAGCCGCTGGATATGACCGGCATCACCTGGCGCTGGTATCCAGGGAACGAGGCGCAAGCGGCCGATCCCTTCATCGCGGCCAAGATGGGGGCGGCCAACACCCCCGCCTATCGCGGCACAGCCTATGTGGTCTTGGAAGAACTGGCGCTCTCGACCTACGGCAATCGCCTGCCGCAGCTATCGTTCGAGGTCTTCCGGCCCTTGGCCGATCCCGACACGGCCGAGGGACTGGTCAAGGCGGTGACCATGATCCCTGCCTCGGGCGAGTTCACCTATGCGACAGAAGCCGTGCGCAAGACAGTCGGCGCCACGACCACGGTCTTCGGTCAGACCACCGGCGGGACGACCTCGGCCGAGAACCTGAACGCGCTGCCGGATGAAGCCGATATCGTCGTGGCCCTTGATCGGCTGCAGGCCATGGCCCCGGCCGTAGAGAGTATCAGCCTTGTCGTCGCCTGGTTCGGCAATGACCTGCGCGCGGCCAACTGCACGATCAAGCCCGGCGTCGAAGTGGCAACCAAGGTTACCAGCCCGAAGGTCTGGTCCGTGAATGGCGTGGCGCGGGCCAATGCGCATCTGGTCAGCCGCGATGCTGAAGACCGCCCAGTCTATGGCGGCACTCCTGCAGACTTTGCGGTGGTGCAGGCCATCCGCGAGATGAAGGCGCGCGGGTTGCGTGTGACCTTCTATCCCTTCCTGCTGATGGACGTGCCGCCCGGCAATACGCTGCCGAACCCCTACAGCGCCAACGCCGCAACGCCCGGTCAGCCATCCTTCCCCTGGCGCGGGCGGATCACCTGTTCCCCGGCTGCGGGTTATGCCGGGACCGCGGACAAGACCGCCGCTGCGGCGACACAGGTCTCCAGCTTCTTCGGCGCGGCCACCCCGGCGCAATTCGCCATTACGGGCGACACCGTGAACTGGACCGGTCCCTCGGGCGATTGGGGCCTGCGCCGGATGATCCTGCATTACGCTCATCTCTGTGCCGTGGCGGGCGGGGTCGATGCCTTCCTGATCGGCACCGAGATGCGGGGCCTGACCACCATCCGGTCCAGCGCCAGCGCCTATCCGGCGGTCACCACCTTCAAGGCGCTGGCGGCCGACGTAAAGGCGATCCTCGGTCCGGGCACCAAGGTGGGCTACGCCTCCGACTGGTCGGAGTATTTCGGCCACCAGCCCGGCGACGTCAGTGGCGACGTGTTCTTCCACCTCGATCCGCTCTGGTCGGAGGCGAATGTCGATTTCATCGGCATCGACAACTACATGCCGCTCTCGGACTGGCGCGATGGCTTCGACCACGCCGACGCCCTGCAAGGCTGGCCCGCCATCCATGACCGCGGTTACCTGCAGGCCAATATCGCCGGTGGCGAGGGCTTCGACTGGTTCTATGCCAGCGCCGCCGACCGGTCGGCACAGATCCGGACCCCGATCACCGATGGCAGCGCAGGCAAGCCTTGGGTCTTCCGCTACAAGGATCTGCGCGCCTGGTGGTCGAACCCGCATTTCGACCGGCCGGGCGGGGTGGAAAGCGACACGCCCACCGCATGGGTACCGCAGTCGAAGCCGATCTGGTTCACAGAACTCGGCTGCCCGGCCATCGACCGGGGCACGAACCAGCCGAACGTCTTCTTCGATCCGAAGTCCTCGGAAAGCTTCACCCCATACTTCTCGCGCGGCTGGCGCGACGACGCGATCCAGCGCGCCTATCTCGAGGCAAGCTATCTCTGGTGGGGTCAGGCCGCAAACAACCCGACCTCAACGATCAGCGGCGGACGGATGGTCCATGTCCCGGAATGCGCCGCCTGGACCTGGGATGCACGGCCGTATCCCTTCTTCCCCGAACTGACCGGCGTCTGGACGGACGGCCCGAACTGGCGGTTGGGCCACTGGTTGACCGGGCGGCTGGGTGCGGTGTCCTTGGCGGCCCTCGTACGCCATCTCTGCCTGCGCGCCGGGCTGGCGGAAAGCCTGATCGACGTCTCTGGCCTCTGGGGCGCGGTCGAGGGCTATGTGATCGGGGCCCTCGAAAGCCCCCGAGCCTCGATTTCCACGCTGGCCCGGCATTTCGGGTTCGATGCCATCGAGACCGAGGGCGTGATCCGCTTCGTCATGCGCGGCCGCGCCTCTGTCGCAACGCTGACCATCGACGATCTCGTCGCCAGCCGCGAGGGCGAAGCCATTGAGCTGACCCGCGGCCAGGAGACCGAACTGCCCCAAGCGCTGATGTGGCAGGTCGCGCGGGCTGACGAGGATTATGACGCCGCGCTGGTCGAGGCGCGGCGCATCACCGTCGACACCACCCGCATCGCCTCCGAATCCTTCCCGATGGCTATCCCGCCCGAGGAGGCCGAACGCCGCTGCCGCCGCGCGCTGATGGAAGCCTGGATCGGCCGCGAGAGCGCGACCTTCCGCCTGCCGCCCTCGCGGCTGGCCCTCGACCCGGCAGACGTGATCCGGCTCGCGCATGACGGCCGCGACGTCGAGTTCCGGCTCGTCTCGGTCGCCGACTCTGAGGCGCGCGGGATCGAGGCGGTGCGTCAGGACCGTGCCGCCTATGACCTGCCACCCGGCGATCCGCGGCCCGCGTCGCTCGCCAGCCCCGTCGTATTCGGCACGCCCGAGGTGGTGATGCTGGATTTGCCGCAAATCAGCGAGGAACAGCTCGCCCATCGACCCCTGATCGCCGCCCATGCCAGCCCCTGGGCGGGCGAGATCGCTGTCTTCCGCAGCGCATCCACGGATGGCTTCAATCTCCTGACGACCTTCGGCAGTCGGGCCCGGACCGGCACGCTGGCCTTCGACCTCTTTCCCGGCCCCACGTCACGCTTCGATCTGGGCAACGCGCTGGTCGTCGATCTCCTGACGGGGACGTTGGAAAGCGTGACGGACGTCGCCCTATTCGGCGGGGCCAATGCGCTTGCGGTCGAGGTGGCGGCGGGGCTCTGGGAAATCGTCCAGGCAGGCGCGGCCGAACTGATCGCCTCCGGGCGCTATCGCCTGACCCGCCTCCTGCGCGGGCAGCGCGGAACGGAACATGCGATGGGTAATCCGGCCCCGGCTGGTGCGCGGGTCGTTGTACTGGACGCAACGCTGGCCTCCCTGCCCATCGCCGAAGCCGATCTCGGTCTGCCTTGGAACTGGCGGGTCGGCCCGGCTGCGCGGGCGGTCAGTGACGCAAGCTATGCCGCGCTGGGGTTCACCCCGACCGGGCGGGGCCTTGTCCCCTTCGCCCCGGTCCATGTCGAACAGCCGTGGCGGGTCGCGCGCAGCCCGGGCGATCTGACCATCCGCTGGACGCGCCGGTCCCGCGCGCTGGTCGCCGATGCATGGGAACAGGTCGAGGTGCCGCTGGCCGAAGACCTGGAAAGCTACGACGTCCAGATCCTCGACGGGACGACCGTCAGGCGCACGCTGACCAGCAGCACGACTTCCGTCCTCTACACCGCCGTCCAGCAGACCGCCGATTGGGGCGCGCCGCTCGAGCCCGGCCAGACACTGGCCATCCGCATCTACCAGCTCTCGAACCGTCTCGGCCGCGGCACGCCTGCGACCGTGACCCTCCAGTTCTGACGGGAATCCCCATGTCCGACACCACGACGCACCTTGGGCTGCCGTATCTTCTGGCCGCCCAAGCCCAGAAGCATGTCACCCACAACGATGCACTGCGCCTGCTCGATGCCATGGTGCAGCTCTCGGTCCTTGACCGCACGCGCACTGCGCCCCCGGCCAGCCCCGCGGACGGTAACCGGCACCTCGTGGCCTCCGGCGCGACCGGCCTCTGGGCAGGCTGGGACCTGAACATCGCCTTCTGGATCGACGGCGCATGGATCCGGCTGGTGCCACGCACCGGCTGGCTGGTCTGGGTCGCAGCAGAGGGGTTGTTTCTCGTCTGGACTGGCAGCGCCTGGGAGGTCGTGGGCGAGCCGCGCGACGTCTCGGACGCCGTGTTCAGCCTGGTGAACGAGGCGGACCCGACGAAGAAGGCGACCTTCTCGCTGGCGGGCATCAGCGCCGGGACGACGCGGAGTTTCACCCTGCCGAATACCTCATCAGAACTGGCGATCCTTGCGGGCACGCAGACCTTCACCGGCAACAAGACCTTCTCAGGCATATTGACTGCCTCGGGCACAGTCACTGTCTCGGCCGCTTCTGCCAGCATCGGCACAGCGACGACGACCGCGACCTATGGCATGGGCACAGGCGCCACGACGACTGGCGTGACAAAGACCGTGAACATCGGCACTGGCGGCGCGTCCGGATCGACCACGGTCGTGAACATCGGCTCGGCCACCGCTGGCGCGGGCGGCACGACCGTCATCAACACGCCAACGGTCACCTTTGCCAATGCCGTCACGCAGGTCGGCATGCCCCAGGCGAACCTGACCGCGCAGCTCCTGGGCCTCGGCGGGGCCACGGCCGACAGCTACAATCGGCTGTCGGTGAACACGCCTGCGGTCCTCCTGAACAGTGCGGGCGCGGGGATCGAAGCCACGGTGAATAAGGCGGCCGCCGGGAACGACGCGGCCTTCGCCTTCAAGACCGGGTTTTCGGCGCGCGCGCTGATCGGCCTCCTCGGCAATGACGACTTCAGCTTCAAGGTCAGCCCGGACGGGTCCGCCTTCTTCGACGCGATCCGCATCGACCGCACCAGCGGCCAGCTGGAACTGCCGCAACCGACCGTACTACCCGGCCTCAGCGCCACGCCGTCGCCACCGCCCGCGGGGAAGGCCTCGGTCTACGCGCGCAACCGCGCAGGTGCGCCGTGGATTGACGTCATGCGCCCTTCGGGCCGGGACTTCCCGCTCCAGCCCCACTTCGGGGTGAACCGGATCGCCAACTGGTCGCCCTCGACCGGCACGACAGTCACCACCGAAGGCCTGCCGATCACTTCGGTCGGCACCGTTTCGACACCTACACTGGCCGCGACAAACCTTGCGACCTCCATGCGGCGCTGGCGCCTGACCTCGGCGGCCGTCGTGGACTCGGTCGCTGACCAGCGATCCGCAGGTTGGGCCTGCTGGCGTGGCAACGCGGCGGGTCTCGGGGGCTGGACCTTCGTGACGCGGATTTCGCTGACGACCCTGCAGGCAACTGGCATGGGGTTCTTCGGCCTCTATGGATCGACGGCCGCGCTGGCCACCACCCTGACGCTGGCCGCTGCCATCAACTGCATCGGCATCGGCTTCCAGCGCGGGACGCACACCCGCTGGCAACTGGTCGCGAACGACGGCACCGGGGCGCCGACGCTCACCGACATGGGCGCGTCCTTCGCCATTGCCACGGGCGGGGTGCTGACCCTGTTCATCGCGGCACCGCCGAACGGCAGTTCCGTCTGGGTGCGCGTCGTCGACGAGGTCTCGGGTGCGATCTTCGAGCAGGAGATCACCGCAGACCTGCCCGCCGCGACGCAGTTCCTGTCGCCGCGGCTGTTCCTGAACACCGGCGCGACAGCCGCCGCCGTCGCTTACGACTGCGCCGGTGTTTACCTCGAAACCGACTTCTGACCGACCGCAGCCTGCGGCAATGAAAGGACCATCATGAACGACCAGACCACTCTCGCCGGGGAGGTCGCGCGGGCCTTTCGGGACCACGGGATCACCGCCGCGCTGACCGCCCTGATCGGTGGCACCATGGCCCTGATCGCGGCGATCACCCGCAAAGCCTTCACCAACGAGGCCCTGCTGGACCGCCTCGACCGGGAACTCATCGCCGACCGGGACCGCATCGACCGCCAGCGCAGTGAGGACCGCAAGGCCGACGGCGACCGTCTCGACCGAATCGAAACCGACATCCGCTCGATGCGGGACATGCTCTTCGACGCCTTCCAGCGCGGCCGATCCGACTGACTTTCCTGACCCTTGGCAACCGACATCCCACCCGCCCCAGAGGCGGGTTTTTTCATCTGGAGGATCCACCATGCCGACCCTGACTTACCCCCACTGGCGCGACGTGCCCGCGAGCGCCTGGCGCTGGCCGAACTTCTCGGCCGCCGAAATCGCCTGCCGCGGCACCGGCGCGCTGAAGATCAACACCGAGGCCATGGACAAGTTGCAGACCCTGCGCGACCGGCTGGGCAAGCCGCTGATCATCCGCTCGGCCTATCGCAGCCCCGAACACAACCGAGCCGTGGGCGGGGCCCCCGCCTCGAAGCACATGCAGGGGACCGCTTTCGACATCGCCATGGCGAACCACGATCCCGCGGCCTTCGAGGCGGCGGCGCGGGCAGTCGGCTTTCTCGGCTTCGGCTATTACCCCCGCTCCGGCTTCATGCACATCGACCTCGGGCCCGCCCGGTCCTGGGGCGATCCCTTCCCGGCGCGGCCCGTGCCCTTCGCCCCGGAACTGCCGCCCGCGCGCGAAGTCCTGTCTGAAAGCCGCACGCTGCGCGGTGGCGGTGCGGCGGGCGCCGCAACAGTCGGCGCGGCCGGGCTAGAGGCTGTGAGGGGCGTCCTCGCCGAAACCCAGTCCACCATCCAGCCGCTGGTGCCCTACCTCGACACGCTGCGCTGGGTGCTGATCGCCATCGCGCTGATCGGCATCGCCGTCACCATCCACGCGCGACTGGACGATTGGAAACGAGGCCAGCGGTGATCGGTTGGCTCCTGACCCACGGCCCGGCG